GGATAAAGCGGTACGAAGACTTGCGGGTGTTATCAGCGTCATTATCAACCCACGCATAGATTCTACTGAAGTAACTTTTTGTGGCGGGGCTTTTCACACGACGCTCATTGGCGCCGTTGTCCCATGCTGAATCCATATCAATTTCTGTGGAGTGACGCGGTAGTCCAGACTTTTTACTCATGTTCTTGTTCCTTTGGTGTAAGCGGCTCAGAAATAATCCCGCTTTTAATCATTATCTCGTCAACTTCGTGGTCGCTCTTTAGTTCTGGTGGTGTCTTTCCAGCATCCCTGTAATGGCGAGCCAAATGACTATATACCTTTTGCCTGTGTTCACCGCGAAGTTTTGTCCCACCTCGGCCACCATTCAGGACTGTCATTTCTGCGGCCATTTCGGTTAAGTTGGCGGAACCAGGTGTGCCGTCTTTTGAAACACTGTGATGGATAAACCCGTAGTGGGTCTTCCTTGTCCCATCTGTCCCTGGATAGTGGTATGCGAAAATTTTTCTGTAGTATGACTTATCCGCTGGTGAGCGAACAGAAAGAATCGCCGCTCTGGTCAAATGACCTTCATCGGAGACTGATGTTGAATGTCCAGGAATTGGACCGCCCATCGCTTTTTCGTCATCATCTTCATCGTCTTCATCATCCATATGTGCAGACTTGAATCCGCTCTCTTCCATCATGTCCTCTGATGGCATTTCTTCTTCGTCTTCATCTTCTTCTGCATCTTCAACAGTCAAGAGAGACTCTTTGATAATCCAAAGTTTGCATACTGCATCTGGCTCAATTTCTCCATCAACAATTTCGCACCCTTTTCCGCCCTCATAGAAGACACAATTAGCGCAGTTGATTCCTTCGCTGGAGAACGGATTCTCTGTCATGTAGTGAGCGCCAGACTCACCAACACCAGCGTCAAATTTTCCATATGCCTCGGCTAGCGCCTCATACATTGCATACATATCTTGCTGGCGTGGGCTTAGTTGCTCATCGCTGGCCTCGTCTTCCATTTCATGTTCAGCGAAGTTGACAATGATTCCCTTTTCTTCATCTCTAGAATTCATTGCTTTTACGAGTTTTTCTGACCAGCGGCGCCCCTCATCGCCACCCCACAACTTCCAGGCGATAAGACCATTTCCTGGATATCCGTCAGCGGACGGGTTGCTATTTTTTGGTAGTGACATTTCATAGGCATGGCGCGGAAAGTACCTTGCAATATGTCTTGCTTTTTCTGGGGAAACTTGCTCATTGCCAGTCAGATAACTGGCTGTATTTTTTCCGACAGATGTTCCCCCGCGGCCAAGTTCACGGGACCAACGAAGGCCAATTTCCGCTTGCTTTTTAACGCCGTCTGGGATTGAAAAATCAATATCTGAATAGCGCGATGGACCAGCCTTCAGTTCTTTTGTCTCGTCTGCATCATCGGCTTCTTTGAGGTCATTAATTTTCCTCAATGTTGATACTTTGTGACCAACCAAAACTTCTGTTTCATTCCATCCATCGGATGTTTTCTTGTAAACCCTGATTAGTGCAGCAGGGTCTTCTGGTGTGGCGTTAATGCTGAAATCTGACTCTGGAACACCAAGAGTCCCATCACGCATGATGTACTCAATCTTGCCGCGAGCAGTCCCACCAGACGAGTTCCACGATACAAAATCGCCAATCTTTACATCTTCTGGCTTTGCTTTATGCTCTGTGATGTCGTTTGTATCTTTGACATCAAGGGTGCGGGTGTGTGGTGCTGCACCGAAAATCACTGGGCTGTATTCATACAACTCAAGTTCTTTGATTTCGCGTACCCCAGTTTTTGAGTTGGTGATTGACTTTCCTTCACCAACCGCATACCCGATTGACCACTCCTGCTCTGCCCCGAAAAACTGAACATCATGAAAAGCGTCTCTTCCGCGGCTTGTGTTCAAATTGAACTGCATTTTGACAAGCAGCGCACCAGCATTCTTAGCGATAAGGTCAGATGGAAGCCTTGTGTCCCCAGGAAGCAATTCTTCAACCCGAAGTGTCTTTGCAACTGGAATATTCGTATCGTGAGACCATACGCCTTTAGGATTACGCTTCTTAAGCGTTGCCTTATAAGCGCCAGGAACAATAATATCGTTTACCGAGTCAACAATGTTGGTAACGGACACAATCGCTTCAACGATGCCATCAGCGGCATCTACGCCGCGCACATCAGATACTGGTACTTGTTTGCGCTCTAATTTGTCCACGGCATCCTCCGACAGCAATATAATCCATAAACTACAACAAGTGTTGTAGCGTTTGCAATCACTATACGGATTTGTATAAACAGCCTATGAGAACTTTATTGTGCATCGGCAATTGATGACATCGGCTGGACCACCATCAACATCGCCAGGATAGTTCAATGACTTGCCATCAAGAACAAACATGTCGTCAATGCCGATAGTGGATGAGCCGATATTTGAATGATTATGCCGTGAGTTGTCATCGGACATTGGAATCCACTTTTTCTTAGTGAATCCAGCAGCCTTTGCTGCAATCATCATCCCGACATTAAAAGAACCAGTCACTTCTGTTCTGGCAATCGTTTTAATTCTGTTCTGGCTATTTTCCGTAAGCGTTAAATCTAGTTGAGACAAAAACCTCTCATGTGTCTCAGAAGACATATTATTAATTACTTGTTCAATTGTTTTGCTTGTCGTTTGATTGACAAACTCCATTTTCTTTGAACGCATATCAATAATAGAAGCAATATCTGGATTATTTAGATTGCTGGAGTTGTTGACTGCGGAAATTCCATCAATCTCAATCATTCCATCAATAAAGCATGCGGATATCCATGTCTTTGCATCTTCAACAAACTGGTCATTCCAGACTGATGTATCAAAAATGTCAGATACTGAGATGCCGCCAGACTCCCACTTTTCCTTGACTTTTCTTGATGCTGCCTTTTCCATGATGACTCTACGCTGGCGCTTAAAAGACGAAGCAAGTTGAATCGCAACGCTTGTTTCAAGTCGCTGAATATGCCTAAATCTCTTTTCCGCCAACCCATCGTCCTCTTTTGTCTCCTCAATTTGAAGAGACAACTCGTTCATTGGCGGAGTATCAACTGGCTTTGGGTGTGGGCCAGACTCCGATGATGGGGGGACTGGATTGTCCGACACGGGACCGCTGGCAGAGTCTGGACTCTTTGGTGGCCTTCCTGGGCGCTGTGCTGGGTTGAGCCTATTGCTTGGCGATGCAGCGTCGGAAATATCGTCGGAAACAACATTTCCGCTGGTTGAAAGAACCATCGGAGAGAGGTTTGTCGGAACAAGCAAGTCCTTGATTCCAACTGGGTTCCTGCCAGTAAGAAGGCGGTACTCGTCAATTGATATTGCGCCCTGCTTCAGTTCATCTAGATGAAAAGACGACCTTTCGCGGTTATCTCTGTCAAGAACAGCAACAGACGATAGGTCGTGAGAAACAAAAGTCTCTGGGTCTGGGTCAAGGTTGTCAAACGAGCGCTCAATCAGCGTCAGGTGCGGAAGCATTGTCTCTCGCCAGAATATGTCCATCTCAACATCTGAGTTTGAGAAAGTCCTCCCAGACGCATTGCCAAGAATTGACTCTGGAACACCGAAGGCAATAAGTATTTCCTCTTTGTTTGCCGCCCGTGCCTCAATGTACTGAGCGTCTCGCTGCGATGTTGCTACATCTAGATACGATGCGGAGTCAGCACTCATGACGGTAAGCCTTCCAGCACCGCCGATGTTGCTTCCAGTTGTCCCCTGAAAACGGCGCTTTACTTCCTCTGCCTGCTCATCCTCCATGTCGCCATTGACAATTAGAATTCCGCCTGGGCGGTTGTCGTTGACAACAAAGTTCCTGTTATAAACCTTTGAGTAATAGTCAAACTCAAGGGCCAGACCAGCGGCCTCAAGTGGTGTTTGACCTTTATATGGGTCTGTCGGATGCGGAACCTTAATCCAGATAACGCTTTCTTTGTCAATAAATTTGTTATTTCCTGGAGCAATCTCCATCAGATAGCCAGATACATAGTTCTTCTTGTCTGGAATTGGGTATGTGATATGTGGGGGCAAAAGGTGCAGGCCAACAATGTCGTCAACCTTGTTTCTCACAACCTCAACAAATGCGCCCTTTTTGGAAAGAAGGATTTGCTGGGAGAGCATGAATCTAAATGTGAAAGCATCCTGAGAGTCATTGGCGCTCTTATTTAGAATATCTAGAATAGGGTTTCCAGAACTTATAATTTCGCCGTTTCTTGAGTTTTCTTTTCTCAGAATAATCGGAAGTCTGGATGCATTGGCGGCAATAGCATAAGCGGCCTTATAAGCCCATGTAACCTTCTCTAAGCCGTCTTTTATTCCCCGTTCAACATCCCAGTTGTCCTTATATGGCTGTCCAGGCTGTGAATACCCAGTTGTCGGGATAAAGATTGAGCGCTGCTTTGACTGGATAAATCCATCAGGGGTATGACCAGAGAATGAACTTAGAAAAGGCATTTACGAACCCCTGTTGTCATAGCCGAACAATAGCGCAATCATCAACAATACTCCCGCCAGGGTGAAAAATCCGACAGCCTCAGAAATCATAAAGCCGCCTACTGGAACGCAAAAAGCGCATCCGATTAGGCAGGCAAAGGAGATATTCATTCTCCACTTAATTGCAAAACCGCAAAGAAAAAACCCAGCAATCATGATTGCTGCGCACGAAATTGCTAAGGATGCGTACATTTACTCCCCAGGGGTTATTTTTTGCTTGCTGTTTTCATTGTAAAACTATCACTAAATTGTTGCCAATCGTAAAGGCTTTGTTGCCATATCAGCAAATTGGGAACCGCTAAGCCGATGACGACTAAGCGGTTCCCAAGTGCCGAGATGGGTCACCTCCTAGTCTCCCTCGCCCATCGGGGCGCTTAATGAGAAACTAGGTGATTGCAACTGTTCAGGAGTTGTAATCAGAATGGCTCTTCGTCATCAAATGCTGGCTGGCGTGGTGCCGAACCAGTATTTGACTGACCGCCAGTCTTGACAATCTCCTGGATGTAGGCCTTGCGTAGCGAGGGACCAATATCCTCCGCATGAACAACAATCTTGCTCCGCTTGTCTCCAGTATTCTTATCGTTCCATGACTCCTGCTTGAGCCTTCCTACGATAATGACGCGGGTTCCCTTCTTCAGGGTAATACCGCTGTTCTTTGCTAGTTCCGACCATGCAGTGACATCAAAGTAGGAAGTTTCCTCTTCCCATTCGTCATTGCGGTTCTTCCAGCGCCGTGAAGCGGCTACAGAGAAGTCAAGTTTGGTCTCGCCATTCTTGGTAACCCTCTCTTCTGGGTCTCTGGTCAAATTTCCAATAATTGTTACGCTGGTTCCGTTACTCACGGGTTCTCCTTAGTTTTTCTTGCTTGCGCTATCTTTTTTTAATTCCAGTAAAAACCAACCATGAATCCACATGATTGCTATTACTGAGTATCCAACAATATCAAGCCATGTATCCTGAATAGGCTCAAAGATGACTGGGCCTTGATGTTGTTGAAGATTTTTGAGTCGCTCAATCTTATCGTTGAGCCTAATCACTATACCACGAAGTCCGAATCTTTCAACATTCTTCGGACCATACATTTTTTGCTTACTGACAAGGGTATCAAAAATGGAATTGACAGCCATCGCCTTAGTAATATTAGATAAATCAGCATAAGCCTGGAGGGCGTAAGCGGCGATGTCGCCAAGATGCTCAAGCGGTCCATCAAGTTCATAGCCATCGTCATGAAATACCGCTTCAACCAAATAGTCAAATTCCCTCAATACCGCATCAAAGCAGGCATCATTGTCTGGGCAGTTTGCTACGGCGCTTGACGCAGAGAGGTCAAATGTTGCATCAAGAATTATTGATGCCGCTGTTTGCCAGTTTTTTGGTTGAAGCATTTCACTCATAGAAGACCCTTGTTCGCTACTGGGGCGAGCATAGCAGTCTTAGAGCGGCTCTTTTCCCATTCAAAAACTCTCCTCAGAGAAAGAAAGGTGTGGAAAATATCATCGTCAATGCGTAGAGGCTGAAAAGACCACTTATCTGGACGGAGCCAGAGAGCAGCACCAGCGTGAATTTCTGGGAGTTCAACTTCTTCACCGTCTACAAACATAACATCTGCACGGGAATAGGCAGCCAATTGCATGGCTACTTTGGAAGAGATTCCAGAGCGAGTTGTCTTAAAATCAAGCATGTAGTTCTTATTTTTAATTTTGCAAATAGCATCAAAAGAGCCAGCATAAAGATGCGTTGTGGAGAATATTGGTTTTTCCACAAATAGCCACTCTGGTTCAAATCTATCTAGAAACTGGTAGAAGCCATTTACATACGGAATAAGGTCTTCTTCAACCTCAAACAGGGGGTCAAGAATAAGGTCCTCTAATACCTTGTGGACCCTATCTCCCATAGTTCCAGCCTTCTCCAACTCGCGGTCTGCGGCACCTTTTAGCCACTCAATGGCCTTTGTCTTTGATTTTGATGCCATTGCGACAACATCATCAAGGTTTTGGACTGCCGACTCTGCAGTTATTTTGCTGTTCCACTTCCTTAGATATGGGGCTGGCAGCATGTCAAGAATTGATGTGACGCTGGGGACTTTTAAGTGTCTCTGTGTCGGGTGCTTGTAATAGCGATACCCATCAATGCTGACAGTTTCAATTTTTGGTGTTGTCATTCTTCGCCTAATATATCTTTCATTGTTTTCATTTTATGAATAGACCAGTCTTCGGTATAGTGATACTCGGTTGTTTTAATTTGTTTATACAGGCTTCTGCCCATATCCAGCACATATGTGGGCCACGGTGGGTAAACAACTTCCATGACTTTGCCGTCTAGCGGACCGCCGTGGAGTGAAATTTCAATACTTTTTATTGGTTTTTCTTTTTTGGCTTTTGCCATTACTTCCTAATGTGCCACTCAATGTGACTATCAAGCCTATCCGATACGGAGTCAATTGTGTCACCCATGTTATTGAGTTTTTGCATGACTGCACCGTGGTCAGCGCGGTTCTCGTTTCTCATCTTCCTAAATGCTGCTATCGCAGAGGCAAATACGCCACCGAATGCCGTAATCCCAGCGGCGACAACAATAGCGGTTGCTTCGTTCATTTTGTAGCCTATTCCGTAGTCTTCAGAAGATTCTCAAACGCTACATTCAAGTTTTCGGTCAGCGAGAGTATCCTCTTTAGTCTATCAACACTAATCACGATTGTGTCTGTATCTTCCGACATCTCCCAGATATCTTTGAATAGGTTAATTTCTTCGCTGATTTCATCAAGCGCTTTTCTTGCTGTTTTTGCATTGGTGTTGAACTGACGGATAATCTGCTCAACATTTCTCCTATTTGCGCTCACATAGGACGGGCGAATGACGGATGGGGAGTCTTGGCCGCCAATCATCTGTCCAGGTATTGAGAATGGTGTGTTGTTGTAGTCCATTCCAGAAACATTGCTCATATATATCTCCTAGATAAAGGGCGGGCCTTCTGCCCACGCAAATAGTATCCACTTTTCGCCATCAATGATAGGAGCCACTTCATACATTGTCCAAGATGGAAAGATGCTGGCTACACCGCGGTCATTGGTGAGTTCAACGGGGTCACCTGGATGCATATGAACCTCCCCGCCATCAAAGTCATCTTTATGGGACAGACCCATAACCATTGTCAGTTTTTTTCTTGAGTCGTTTACAGACCAGTCAGTGTGCGCAGGCCAGTAAGACCCTTTCCTATACCGCACCACTTCAATACTGATTTCATTATAGTGAAATCGTAAAAAGTTCCCAGCAAGAAAAACTTTCTTAATATGAAAATACAAAGACTGGTACTCATGCTCTTGTATGATATACCTCATTGGGTCCTCGGTATTGGAGGCACCTCTTAGTATTTCGGCTATTAAGTCTTCGCATTCTTCTTCACTGAAGACGCTGACCTCGCTAGCCCTCCCAGTTAAATCAGGATTTTTTCTGAGTGAATGATGCATTCAGGGGGAATCCGTTCTTTTGTAAACCACAGTGGTGGAATTTTGTAATCATCGTCTGTATCAAGCGATGAATCGTCAATAAACTCCATAGAATAGTTTATTGTTTTGTTTGCAAGACCGATGTCAATGCTCATGACATAGAAAAACTCAAACTGTTCAATAAGTGGAACACTTTGCTCTACTCCACCAATAAAGATTTTTTTGGACTCTTCTGGCAGGTTGATTTTTCCCAACCTTCTACCCATGTCCTCTGCATCTTTTTTGTTGCAGAATATTACAACACCCCCAGCACCCGACAGTCCATCCTCTGTAACTATCTCATATTCCCATGCTGGGCAGAAGGCAAATCCGTACTGAATCACTTTGTTTTTTTCTTGTGCTTGATGAAGTCTTTTTTCTGAGGCTTACCGACAACATTCTTGATACAGCCCCAACCATTATACCCGACTGGGTACTGGAAATGTGGCTTGTTTTTTTGTTTGTCATCTAGCGACATGAACTTGTTTTTTGTCTGATAGCCAGTGACAGCAATTCTGTTCGCTACGACAATCTGTTGTGTCTTTGTGGCGAATTGCGGTGACTTGGCAAACTCAAGTCCGCCAAAAGACTTCCATGTTCCTATAAAGATTCCAAGTCCGCCAGCGAACCTTCCCTTGTCTCTCCAGTTGCTGTTTGTCTCGCAACGAGCCACTCTGTCCCAGTACGCGGGATTTGGAATCTTCTTGTTCCTCATTTGCCTGTTGAATTCAACTTCGGCGCGAATTTTTCTTATCTCACTCTGGGTTGTGACATGACCCGTATGTGGAGTCGTTGATGTCGTCACTACCTGGTCGGTCACTACCGACTCAACCGTTGAGTCCGTCACATTTTCATTTGTTGTCATTGGTGTTTGGGTCACTCCTAGCGCTGAAAGCGATAGTACGGCTGCTGTTACTAAGCGTTGGATAAGTGCTACCACTCATACCTCCTGCTCCTACCGAGGCGGCAGTCTCTTTGTGAGACCGAGACGCTCCGCTTCGGCTGGATTATCGTGTTTCCAACGGTGATGCGCTCTGCACAACACCTGACAGTTGTCTGCGTCTAAGTGGCTTCCACCGCGTCCACGAGGGATTATCTCGTCAACATCTAATGGGCCGAAGCACTCTATTGAGGCTAGCAGGTACTTAGCCCTGCATTGCATATGGTCACGCAATAGCACTTCTATTCTTACTAATTCTCTTTTCTTCATTTGTGATTTAGTTTTTTCACTGAATTGATTTACTTTTGACTTTTTCATTCCAGATGGTCTGTCGTCACATGCATATACGCGGTATTTACCGTCTGAATAAAGTCTTAGCGAGCCATATATGGGACAATTTTCTTGATTGCATTTATTTTTGTCCCCTTCGCACTCGCCCTTTTTCTTCATATGATGATTCTTACTTTAGTTTTCTTGGGTCCTTGGGCGATTAGTGACTGTATTGCTCCAGAAACAGCGTCAACTTGGTCATCGTGCGCGCCGTATGGGAATACTTCACATTCATCAATAAGAACGCTGTTCCAAGATGCTCTTGCGAGAAATAGGTTTCCTGCTTCACATGCTGCTGAAAAAACAAGCGCTCTTTCTTGTTTGGAACCAGATGAACGCTGTCCTCTGAAGTTATAACCAGGAAGAACTGTTCGCGCATAGTGGTCAATCACGCCAACACCAGACGAACCTGGTTCTTGCTCCATGACGATTGCAGTTCCTATTCCATCGCGCTGTGCGGTGTGGGATATCTTCGTTTCAACTTCATATGGCGTTCCGCGCATGCGAACAATGTCAATAACAAAATAGCGGCCATCCTTCATGCCTACTAGCGCGCCAACAGTCCAGTCTGGGTCATTACCGTGCTTCTTTGCGGTTGCCGCAAGGTCCCAGTACCTGACTGTCTTCATTCCCTCTGGGAAGTTTCCAGTTACCTGAAACCACTCGTTCTTGAAAAGTCCACCTTCTTCGCGAATGTCCCAGTTTCCCTCAAGGAGTCTTGCTCGTTCAATGTTGTCAAGTTCATTCAGTCCCTTGATATACGCATCTGCATCAAGTGATGGGTTATCAGAGATTCTTGATGGCATGAATTTTCTTTCCATGCCTTTGTTCAGAATGAACCTCTCATATACCCAGTTGTTTCCAGGACCGCCTGGGTTTGTTGCTGCCCGTGTTCTCAGCGGGACATCAGCCGCAGTCATGCCGCATTCTGGGCATGCCTTCATGTTTTCCTGAATCGCTGGTTTACGAACACGGGAGAATCCGACATACCTGTACACGCGGTCCGTTTTCCACTGCGTTAATTCGTCAACTCCTACAAAGTGATAAGCGAATGACTGGAACTTGTACCTGTCTTCATCTCTTTCGCAGTGGTCAAATGAAAGTGTTGCACCAGATGGGAATGTCCATCTTTTGTTTGATACCGAATACCTTGCCCCACTTCCAGCAAGCCATTCGTTGCAGCGGTCAATAAATCCGTCTGGACCAGCAAGTTGTGGGTATGTCTGGCGCAAAAGAAGCGCGGAGTATCCAGGAACACATGCATACTGGAGCGCGCTGAGAAGCAGCGTGTCTGACTTTCCACCGCCAGCAGCACCGCCGAAAAGTGCTTCCCTAGTCGTCGTCCATGTCAGAAATGCTGTCTGCTTCGGGTGGGGTGAGTGGGGGAGCATCAAACCGCATGGTTGTTTCCATGCCGTCAGGCTCTCCAGTTGTTTCCTCGTTGACATCTATTACCTCTGCATCTTCTATTCCGTCCCAAGCACCGAGAACATTTGGGGGCAGGTCTCCTGCCTCAACAAGAGCCTCAAGCACTGCTCGCTTCTTTTCCTCGTCTTCTTTCAACGAGTGGCGCATCTCCGACTGGATTGGTCCTCCACCAGCACCAGTGACCTCAAGTTTGACGGTACTTGAATCGCTCCATTCGTCTGGCCAACGCTTGGCAAGGAATGCCTGTGCCGCTTTCCAGTCACCTTGACGGGCCTCCCTGAACCATGCGACAACCAGGCCAGCCTGTGCTTCTGCTTCGGCCTTCATCATGCTTTGCACAAACTCAAGGTAAGGCTTTTCAAGTTTGTTTGGCTCTTCGCCGTTCTCAATGCGCCACTGTTCTTCTGACCCTCTTTTAATCCAGCCAGAGATAGTTGATTTTGCTATACCAGCAGCCTGAGCGGCCATTGAGGGGCGCATCCCAGCGCGAATGAGGTCAACAATAGACGGGCCAAGGATTTCACATGTTGTGATTTCCTCACCGCCGACTTTTCTTTTCTTTCCCCCTCCGACTGGGAGTTTCCTTTCAGCCATCCTGTTTTTCCTTTTTTTGGATATACATGGTTGTCCGCTGTTTTGGAACATGGGTGCGCACCTTTATCCCATGTCGTGAGGCAGCCATGTAGACGGCTGAGCGCATTGACTCAATGTCAACATCAAAGTCTTCGCCCTGCTTTAGAAGCCACACAGAACCGTCAAACCATTTGTCCCATGGGTATTTTTCCTCGTTTGAACGGGGTGGAAACTTAAGTTCATTCAGAATATCTTCACTCACCACGCACCGCCTTCTTGCAAATCGTCCCAAGTCACAATGTCATCATTCGGCATCGCCGTACAACTCCTTGTGCATTGCATCCATAGCCTTGAAATTGGCAAGTATTTGCAAGTCACGCACTTTCACATCGTTGCGTAGGCGTTCAATCTCGTCAGCGGCATCATCATTTATACCGTCATGGGGGCAAGTGATTCCTTTGCACATACAAACTTCCCGCAGTCGGGTCACAATGTCATCAGTCATTTCTATTCCCTTCTCTCTTTTTCAAATATTCGTTGACAGCGCACTCTATGGAATCATGCACAGGCGGGCAGTGCCAGTCATGGTTATATAGACCTTCAGCAATCTTGCGCCATTCATCACGGTCTCTTGTCATTTCCTGAAGTTGTTCCCAATACGATGGGATTCCAGTAATGCTGTGGCTTTGCTCAATTCTGTTTCTGTATTCTTCAAGATTCATCTTCTTCAACTCCGTAATTTTTGTCCAGTTCGCCGTTGAGTGGCTTGCCTGGATTTTCTTTCATCCATTCAGAAACAACTTCGCGCATTTCGTCTGGGTTGTTTCTTATGTTTTCAATAATGGTTGCAATCCAGCCAGTCGTAAAACCAGTCGCTTGGGCAATCGCCTCCATAGACCCACCACCAGTTCGCCAGACATTAAAAATGTCCCACCTGAGTCTCTTGGTCGCAATATCGGCCTGCTCACGCAACACATCAACCGCTTTTCTGCGACGCTCAAGCCTGTCAAGGTCTTCCTGTCTGACCTGCTTCACTCTGCTGGCGCGTGGCATTTCGTTAACCCGTTTAGCCATCGGTCAGCCCCTTTTTCAATTTCTTGTATACATCTGGCTGATTTAGGATAATCCAGTCCAGTGCAGCACGGGAAATTTTTTGATATTCGTAATCGGATGTATTCTCATCCCGTAATTGGGCATCCCGTCTGTACTTCTTCAGGTATGTGCTGTTTGCCGTTACACATTCCTTACACCTACACCCGTGCTTGATGTATGTAGTTCTGATGCCATGTCTTACATTCTTCATGATTACCATGATTCCTCTTTCGCTTCTTCACTAACGCCATTTGTTTCATAATCCTGTATGGCAAAAAAATCTTCAAGGATATGAATCAGTTCTTCCAATAGAATTGAATATTGTGACCTCACAACAGGTGGGGGTGGTGGGTCGCTCACGCCATGCCAGCCGATTACAGCCTCTTCCTCAAGTCGCTCCAACAACTCGGCACGACTCTTCACGGGGACCCTAAGAAATTTTTTTTGAGAATCATCCATCGTATAATTCACCTATTCACCCACATTCACCTCCCCCTTCGGGGAAGGTTCCTGATTTCAGACCCTCGGAATCCTTAAAAAATCG